AGCCCACTGATGGTGATAGTGCTAGTCAGGCCATAGAGGCTGAGGCAGTAGTTGAGCCCTAGCTATGAGTATAGATGTAATGCCTAATATAGAGTTAGCTATCGTATATGCGCCATCGCCCTGGGGTAACTCTGCTCTCGTGGCTGTATCTCCTGCCGTCTTGCCGCCCAGGATAGGCTCGAAACAGGATAGGCTCGAAAACCGAAGTGCCATCGGCGAAAGGCAAAGTGGGTAGGGGGATGTCTATATGATGGTACCTTACGCTCTCCTATATGAAAATCCTTAGGGTTAGGTAAAGAGGCTTATAACAGAGTAAAAAGGAAGGAAATGGCAGAGATAGTAAAAGTGAAGTGGACAGATGCGAGTTTCAATAGTGATTATTGGACGACAGAAGAATTAAGGGATAAGAAGGTATTAACGGGTGAGACGGTAGGGTATTTAGTAGTTGATGACAAAGAGAAGGTAGTCTTAGCGATGGAGGGGTATTCAGATGGTGAATGGCGGAGGATATCGACGATACCGAAGATAAACATACAAGAGATAACGAGGTATAGGGTAAGGGGGAAGGGGCAAGGCAGCATAAGCCAGTTATAAGATGTTAACTGAGACGCAGAAAAAGACGATTGAGTTATTAGGGCTAACGTTATTACCAGAGCAAGAGCAGATATTAACCAGCAGTGCACGGATAAAGCTGATAGCAGGTGGTGAGCGCGGGAGCAAGAGTTTCACCAATGCGTTAATTTTAGTAAGCGAATTTTTAGATGGTGATTTATACTGGTTAGTAGGTGATGATTATGAATCGTGCAGAGGTGAATGGAACCATTTAGTAGAGTGGTTCACGAAGTTAGCTTTAGTAACAGATATTACAAAGAACATAGACCCAGGGAAGATCAAGTTAATAAGTGGGGCTGAGATAATAACAAAGTCAGCCAAGTACCCCACGAAGATAGCCACTACTGCGCCTGATGGGATATTGGTCTGCGAGGCAGCGCAGATTGATTATGAGACTTATTTAAGGTTGAGGGGCAGACTAGCTGAGAAACGAGCTTGGATGTCGATGGCAGGGACATTTGAGAGTTCGCTCGGCTGGTACCCAGAGCTTTTTACCAGATGGCAGAGCACTAATAACGAGGAAGCAAGGTCGTTCAGCCTGCCAACATGGATTAACACGGTTATATTTCCAGGCGGCAGGAAAGACCCTGAGATTTTACGGTTAGAGCAGCAGACCACACCTGAGCGGTTTCAAGAGCGGTATGGTGGGCTGCCATGCCCACCAACAGGGCTGGTGATTAAAGAGTTTAGTAACGCTGTTCATGTTGGCTGGTACTGGTGGGATGCTGATATTGATATTGAGCTAGCTATTGACCCTGGTTATGCTGGGGCATACTGCGTGCTAGCAATCCAGAAGTGGGGCGAGCAGATTATAGTTGTGGATGAGGTTTATCTACAGGGGTATGTGACAGAAGAGATAATTGACATCTGCAAGCAAAAGCCTTGGTGGGCAAAGGTAAAAGGCGGAGCGATAGATATTGCTGCACGGCAGCATCAAGCGATGGATGCACCAATAGAGATTTGGCTAAAAAAGACAGGAATTCATTTAAGAAGCACCAAGGTTACAATTGAAGATGGGATTAATGTTTTAAGAACATATCTTAAAGTGAATCCTATAACTTTGAAACCGATGATTCTTGTAAATGCTGTCTGCAAAGGTTTTATAGCTGAGTGTGGCGGTGGGAAATCACCAGTAGATGAATTACCAATACCTGGCCGTCCAGGACATTATGAGCATGGCGGGCATTGGATGCGTGATCCAAACACTCTTAAGCCGATAGATAAGAATAATCATGCGTGCAAGAGCTTGATTTACTATTTAGTGAATAAGTTTGGTTACACAGGGCGGAGTAAGATTACCCCCATGACGGTAACAGGGACGCAAGCCAAGAAAACGTATGTGAGAACCTAGATTCATAAAGGAGGGCAACAATGACAGAGATTAAGGTAGATTTCAAGTATAATAAGCTGGACAAAACAGTTACCCTGAAGTTATCTGATTATGAAATCCAGTTCGAAAATCAGAATGAATGCACTGATTTCATCTGCGGGTTATGGGATATTTGGATAAAGTTGCTGACCCATAACAAGTACGTCCAGAAGCATAAGAATTAAGATGGTAGACAGGATAGTTGTTGAATTAGACTTAACGCAACTGGATGGAAAAAAACAATGACATTTTATGAAATCCAGCAGCAGATAAAAGCAATTAGCGTAAGCTACGAGAACATGAGTGAAGATGATTTCTGGGCTGAAGAAGATGAAGCATCATTTAAAGTGATTAAAAATGGCAGATAAAATAACAGTTGACGAAATAAAAAGCTTGGTGAACGAGCGTACAACTTATTACTCCACACTGCATGCAGAACAGAAAACCGATGATAACTATTACGAGCTTGTGTATGATGCCAGCGTGCCAACGGAGTTAGGTTATGACCAGAGAACACCGCAAACTGCTCGTGATTGGGTAGATATCGGCGTAAGACATTTTACATTGGATAATCCTAAAGCTAAGGTTTTTGCCAGAGGTAACAGCGATACGGCAAGGCGGAAAGACGGGATAATGGAAGCGTTCTATAACTTCTGGCTGAGGCTGATGATTCTCCAGATTAAAGAGGCTGCCAAAAAATTGCTGCTCAGAGGTGAATCGTTTTTTAAGATATGGATAGATGACACTTATTTTGGGCTTGATGTGGAAGGGTTGGATAAGGAACAAAGGGAGGAGAGGGAACGCCAGCGGTTATTCCACTTCCCCTTGATAGTTAATGTTCCTGACCCAATTAACGTTTTTACTTCACCTGCTCATAACGATATGATACCTGTGGATGTGGTGGAATCGTATGCTCTTACCGTTTCAGAAGCGTTAAACCTATGCAAGCGGAATGGCTGGAAATGGGAGACAAACAAGAAGGGCACGAATACCGTTAAGTGGGTTAGCTATATCAGCGATGAATGGCGTTGTTTCTTGCTTGATGATGTGCCAGTCCTAACACCAGAAGTTCAACCTAATATCCTGGGATTCTGTCCTTATGTCCATATACCATCAGGATTCGGGCAGAAAAGCTACGAAGGGAAGCCTGAATATCTCTATCGGTCAATCCTGTATGGGCCAAGAGATATGATAAAAATGGAGTCACGGGTGCTGTCGCAGGTTGATGCCATGAATGCTCGCTACGCCTGGCCTAAAATTAAAGTAACTGGTGAAGAAGAGGATGTGAAGCAGCTTTATGGCGGTGGGAAATTAAAATTAAGTCCTAATGAAGTTATTAGGGAAACAGAACGAGTAAAGGTGGAAGTGTTGCAGGGCGAACAACCTCCGCCTGCCGTGTTTCAGCAATTAGCAATGGTATCCGCTAGGGCGGGTCCGCCAGTGGTATTGTCTGGCTCAAGACCGTCAGGTGTGTATTCAGCACAAGGCATAGAAGACTTGCTGACTACTGCCAAGCCTATCTACAAGGATGCATTCAAGAACCTTGAAGATGGGCTGGCAATCCTCTTATGCATGGGTGCGCGGATTATTGATACAGTCTATAAGCAGCCAGTAGGGATTAAGCAGACAAACGCCATAACACCTGCAAGGGAAGAGAAGGTTCTTAAACCTGAAGACATAGATGGACATTATGATTGTCAGGTGCAATTGCTGGCAGAACCGCCAGAAGCTACGGATATTAGAAAGACGCTGGGCACTAACCAGCAGAAGAGCGGTGTTATCAGCCATCTAAGAAATCTAAGAGACTACCAAGATATGTCATTGGAAGATGCAATGGATGAAATAGCTCAGATTTGGGCTGAAAGAGCTATGCAAATGCCAGGTATGCTGGAAGTGGTTGCTAGGGATGCCATGAGACGGTTAGGGCTAAAGCAGGAGGAGGAGCAATTAAGAGAAGCCGAAGAGCGAGTTTCTACTAACCTGCCGCCAAGAAGATTACCTGCAACAATGGAGACAGGCGCACAGGGAGTGCCAAGACATGGGCGTATGATGCCAGGGCTGGAAGGTATAGCATCACCACAAGAAACAGCGTTGGGACAAGTGCCAATAGCGAGGTAAAATGGATAACCTTCTGACTGCAACAATGGAAAAGCTGACTAATATATTGCTAAGGACTGACGATAAGCTAAAAGGCTTTGGCCTTATGCCCTACGGCGAGCGTAAGGCCACAAAGGCTGAGAAACAACAGAAGTTCAACAGCCTGAAAGTTAGCGATGTTGTGCAGATGATTAGAAACCAAGGCAGGGATAGCGTTAATGAATATCTACGGCAGCACATGGAGTAAAAATGGCTGATACATGGTTACGACAAATAGCGCCTTATGGTGAAGCTGGCACGCAGTGGGGTAGATACTCGCCTGTTACTGGCACAAGAAGGGATGTGTCAACAAACCGTGCGCAGGAATTATCCGCTATTATGGCTAACAATATGCAGGCACGGAACGAGTATCAGTCACAGATAGATACATTAATGGGCTTAAGAGAACAATTCACTGGCGATATTGACTGGATTACCAGATGGTTGATAGACCAGGAAATTAAGAGTTTACAGAACCAAAAAAGCAGCTGTAACTCTACCGCTGCTATCGCAGCCTATAATTTGGAGAATTTGCATGAATATGCATTAGGCTCGCCTACTATGTCCCCAGAGGAAGAAGAGGCGTATATGGGGAAGTATGAGATGTGGGAGAGAGCTTTAGACGGCGGGCCTTCAGAAGAGACATTCCCGGACGAGACATTCCCAGAGCTAAACCGCCCACCAACAGAGGGACTCCCATTGCCAGAATGGTTGCAGGAATATCTTGAACCTTCTATGCCAGCAGGTGTAGAAGGCGCAAGGAAACAGGCTTATGCTTTGCGTCCTTTAGGGGCACAGGCCGACCTCTCATTAGAACAAATGGGCCAGATGGCAGGTTACCTGGGCTGGACTAAGGCAGGTGCACCTACTAGATGGAGTCAATGGTTAGGACCAGGGCCAGAAAAAAGTTATGCTGGTGAGAGATACCTGGAGAAGAGAGAGAAATTCTTACCCTGGTGGCAAGAATACCAGAGGAAGGCACAAGCGATGTTTCCAAGCGAAGCACGGATGCCAAAGATAACGTGGAGACCATATAAAGAGTAGGAGGTAATATGCCATTAAAGAAAGGAAGCTCCCAAAAAGTCATTAGCAAAAACATAGCTACCCTTACGAAAGAAATTGGTAAAAGCCGTCATGTGAAAAGTAGAAAACAGGCGATTGCAATAGCATACGCAAAAGCGGGGAAATCTAGGAAGAAATAATGGCTTGGTATGACACCGTAGATATCGTTGATGCTGAGGCTGCTAAAGTTGCCTCTAAGGCTAGAAGTTCTGTGGCATGGTTGCGAGAGGATAGGGCAAGACGTTCCAAGGAACTTCAACAGCAGCTTCAAGAAGAGCAGCTAAGACGCAGCGCCGAAGTAAGGGCAATGAACGAAACACGCCTGCGTCAGGCTGCTATGAAGCGGATGATGCCCTGGTATGGTGCGATGGTAACGCATAAGGAACAATACCCAGGCGGGCTAACCGAAGCGGAAACTGGTGGCGAGGCAGCAACAGGCCAGCTGTATCCTTGTGGGCAATACCCTAGCAAAGCTGAGATTGAGCGTGAAACTGCTTTCCCTGGCATAACAGCAAGACAGGAACAAGCTGAGATTGAGGAGCAGCAGCGGAAGGAAGCGCAGAAATTACAAGAACAAGTCCAGAAAAAGCGTGCTAGCGTTATTAGCAGGCTTCTGAAATCAGGAGCTATTACCTATGAGATGTCTCCCGAAGAAGCTGAAAAATCTATCCAATCAGAACTTTATAAAGATATGGCTGAAGAAGCTTATGCAGCAGGCGACCGAGAAACTGCCTTAGAATATCAAAAACAATCGGATGCTTTTCTGGAATCTATAGGGCAAGATATAACGGTAGAAATAGCAGGTGCTGAGCCTTCAGTAGAACCATCTGCGTTAGAAACACTACAACCAACAAAGCCTGAAACTGAGTTTCAACCTTCATGGTGGGAGCAGGCAAAGGCTGGGCCAACTTGGGCCAAGCCTCTTGCTACAGTAGAGGCGGCTGATATTCCATTTATGATTCGGGATAAATATGCTCAATTAGACTTAAAGCGGCAACGTGAGCAATTAGATACCACCGAGCAAATTTTTATGGAATTGTATGAATCCGAAGTTCCCGAAATGCCTGAGAGTATAGAAACACCAGGTATGGAACAATTAAGAGCTATGACTGGTGATAAAGCAGGGACAATATCAAGACTTGCTGGCTCTATGAGAGTTCGTGGCAAGATATTTCAACCATCGCCTCAACTAAGGGAAACCTATTATGCTATAACTGGAATGGGGGAAACTTTAATGGCGGCAACGCAAACACCACTTGGGTTAGCGTCTTGGGCTTTGGCTGGCGGGACTGCGGCTGGCGCTCGTGCTGCTTTAAGAACTCAGGCTCGTACAGCAGTTCGCACTGGGTTAAGGGCTGGTCAG